GGACATGCCGGAGCCGCATGAGTTTCTTTCGGCGCGTCAGCATGACGGCTCCACTCTGGAGGCCGCTGACATCTACCGCGAGACCTGGGAATGGCTCGACAAGCTCGGCGTCGCGAAAGCCGTATCGCCGCAGCTCTTGGAACGGTATGCGATGTGCTCGGCTCGCTGGATTCAGTGCGAGGAAATGACGACCAAGCTCGGATACCTGTCGAAGCATCCGACGACCGGGAAGCCGATCCCGTCGCCGTTCATCAATATCGGCATCAACTACATGAATCAGGCAAACCGACTGTGGGACGAGATCTTCCAGATCGTGAAGGAGAACTGCTCCGCCGAGTACGGCGGCACAAATCCGCAGGACGACGTGATGGAAAGACTGCTCCGCGCCAGAAAGGGAATGTAAATGAACACACAAAGACTTGAACAGGTGCCAATTGACAAGCTGGTGCCTTACGCCCGGAACGCCCGGACGCATTCAAAAGAACAGATCGCGCAGCTGCGATCCTCTCTTCGGGAGTTCGGATTCGTATCGCCTGCGGTCATTGATCAGGATTACAACATCCTCGTCGGCCACGGACGTATTGCTGCTGCTCGCGAGGAAGGATACAAGACCGTCCCCTGCGTGTTTGCGGAGGATCTGACGGACGCGCAGAAACGCGCCTACATCCTCGCCGACAATCAGCTCGCGCTGAACGCCGGTTGGGATGAGGAGATGCTTTCCGTCGAACTCTCCGATTTGCAGGAGAACGCCTTCGACCTCTCCCTGCTCGGATTCGACGACAAGGAACTTGAGAAGCTGCTGAAAGGAGAATCCGACAAGGACATCGAGGATGACGACTTCGACCTGTCCGCTGCACTTGAGAAGGCCTCCTTCGTGGAGCGCGACGACATCTGGGCGGTCGGACGGCACAGGCTGATGTGTGGCGACGCCACCAGCGCTGAAGATGTAGATACACTCATGGACGGCAAGCGAGCGAACCTCGTACTCACGGACCCGCCGTACGGCGTTTCCTTCAAGGCATCCGATGGCCTGACGATCCAGAACGACAGCCTCAAGGGCGAGGAATTCTACAACTTCCTGCTCTCCGCATTCAAGAACATGGCCGACCATCTGGAGAAAGGCGGCGCGGCATACTGCTTCCATGCGGACACCGAGGGCCTGACCTTCCGGCGTGCTTTCGTCGACGCTGGATTCCATCTCGCAGGCGTGTGCATCTGGGTGAAGAACAGCCTCGTACTCGGTCGCTCCGATTACCAGTGGCAGCATGAGCCCGTGCTCTATGGATTCCTCCAGAACGGCAAGCATCCGTGGTACGCAGGACGCGCGGAAACCACCATATGGAACTTCGACAAACCCAAGCGCAACAAGGATCATCCGACCAGCAAGCCTCTCGACCTGCTCGGCTATCCGATCCAGAACTCCACGCAGGAGAACGCCATCGTCATCGACACTTTCGGCGGCTCCGGTTCCACGCTCATGGCCTGCGAGCAGCTCAACCGCACCTGCTATATGTGCGAGCTTGATCCGAAATACGCCTCCGTCATCCTCCGACGCTACGTCGAGGACACCGGCGATTCCGGGAACGTGCATGTCGTCCGCGACGGCAAGAAACTCATGTACTCCGACCTTGTGAAGGAGGTCGAGCTGCCGGACGGCGAGTGATCCCTTTGTGTACTAAGCACAGTTTCAGAGCCGGATAATCAGAAGATTTTCTACCAGAGAAATATCGCAGATTCGCTTGCTATTACAGGCCTTCAGAGTGATGTATAGACATGCCGAAAGGCACAGGGCCTTCCGGACAGACGCATACCAAGGAGGTAAACACAATGCGAATCAACTACAACGTAACAGGAGCACAGAGGAAAGAACTGGTCAAGGTCATCTCCGACACCACCGGAGCCAAGGCAGAATACAAATTCATGCCGACCTGCAACTACGAGATCGACTATTTCACCGTCACCAAGGACGGCACGCTCGAGTTCGACGACATGGCGGATTCCGAGGAGGTCGAGAAGGTTCTCGAAGCCATCGCTGCCGCGGGATTCGAGCCCGAGCTGCAGGAAACGGCTGAAGCCGAAGCCGGAGAAGTATCCGAAGAGCCGGAAACAAGCGAACAGGACGCGCCACAGGGCAACGAAGCGGGCCTGACGGTTGAGCTTCCGCTCGACAAGGTTGCGGTCGGAACATTGACCAACATCCTCGAAGCCAAGGGAACGCTCATCAAGAAGGCGCTCGGCATCGACGACCTTCGGTTCGAGATTAGGGACGACAAGATCGCCTTCCCCTGGTTCAAGGAACTGCCCACGCCGGAGGAAACCAGAGCGTACACGATGTTCATCGCCCAGCTCTGCAAGCTTTCCAAGGAACTGAAACGCGCGAGCTCGACCGAAACGCCGGTCACCAACGAGAAATACGCATTCCGCTGCTTCCTGCTCCGCCTTGGATTCATCGGCAGCGAATACAAACAGGAACGCAAGATCCTGCTCCAGAACCTTGAGGGCAACTCAAGCTGGAAGAACGGCGCTCCCAAGAAAGAAGCCACCGAAGAACCTGCTGCGGAAGCTACGGATACCGAGGAGGTGCAGGCATGAGGATAATCAGACCGGAACAGCTCAAGAGGCTCAAGGAAACCTACCCGAATGGCACGCGCGTGGAGCTCGTCCAAATGGACGACATTCAGGCACCGCCTGCCGGAACCCGCGGAACCGTCTACGGCATCGACGACACCGGCAGCCTGCTGGTCCACTGGGACAACGGCAGCGGACTCAACGTGATCTACGGCGAAGACATCGTGCGGAAGGTGGTGGACTGACATGGATGAGAAGGTCAAAGAGCAGATCCTCGCGATCCGCGACACCGGGCTGGCGAACATGTTCGACCTGCCCTACGTGCAGCGCCTCGCCTTCGACCGGAACTACTACGAGCTGGTGATCTTCATCGAAGAGCATCGCAAAGAATACGTGCATTTCATCATGACCGGCGAAACGCAGGAATCCTGATTTTCAGACACAGAAAGTTATCAATTTATCTGGCCGAATTGACTTGCTATATCCCCTCGAAAGAGTGATGTATATACATGCCGAAAGGCACAGAAAACAAGCGAAAATCAGGAGGAAAACACGATGGAAAAGAACACATACTTCGAACAGATGAGAGACACAGCGATCGCCTACAACGAGGCGCAGGCCATCCGTGAAAAGGAACGCGACACGATGATCGCCGCGGACGACTGGGACAGCGTGAAAGCCTTTGACAGGCGCGAGAAAGAGGAATTTCCGTACCCCTTCACCGCCGGTCAGAACAAGGCGCTGGTCCTTTACGACCGGAGCCTCAGGAACGGCGCGGACGCCTTCGAGGCCGACGACCTGCCCTGGGACTACGAGCTTGAGGATTTCGTCAGGACGCTCCGGGAAGCCGGAATCACCGCGATTGTGGTGACCGACCAGAGCACCGGCCTGATGGACGGCATCTATGGACTGACGGCATTCGGCTGCCGGATGAACGGACTCAAGACCGTCACCAGAGCCGACGACCACCGCTTCGGCAGCAAGGAGCCGGAACGCAAGAACGGCATCGAATTCGAGCTGTAAACTATACAATTTTCTCCGCCGAAACTGCCCTGAAGATTGTCACATATATTCCTCGGAAATGACTTGCTATAAAGGCCCGTCAGAGTGATATATGTACACACCGAAAGGGAAAACAAAGCAAACGGAGGACAAGACAATGTGGGAAAAAGGATCATTACTCATCAAGGGAACGGTCGTTAAATACTGGGTGAAGCACTACCCGGAGCCTTCCGAGGATTACGGAATCGACGGCGGACGCATTTCCAAAATGGAGCTGCGGATCGACGGCAAGGTCACACTGAACTACGACCGCGGCTGGGACATTGAACCCGAAGACGAAGCAAGCCAGCTCGCCTACGCGGTACTCATGAAAAAGTACAACTAAGCAACACCTGAATTTGAATATTCCGAAAGCAGAGTCCATCCGGGCTCTTGCTCTCGTACTGATAGAAGCCGCAGCGATGCGGTTATTTTTATGCCGTGAAGGGAGTGATTTTCCATTGGCAGTACGGAAATTGAAGAGATACAAGGTCACGCGGTTCATGGAGAAGACCTCCCATTACGATGAGAATCTCGCCGATTATGCCTGCCTGTTCATCGAACAGCTCTGCCATACCAAAGGCACCTGGGCCGGAAAGCCCTTCGAGCTGATCGACTGGCAGGAGCAGATCGTCCGCGACCTGTTCGGCGTGATAAAGCAGAACGGCTACAGACAGTTCAACACCGCCTACGTAGAAATACCCAAGAAGCAAGGCAAATCGGAACTCGCAGCGGCCATTGCGCTGCTGCTCACCTGCGGCGACGGCGAGGAACGCGCCGAGGTCTACGGCTGCGCAGCCGACCGGAATCAGGCCAAGATCGTCTTTGACGTCGCGGTCGACATGGTGCGCTTCTGCCCGGCGCTCAGCAAACGCGTGAAGATCCTCGAATCTCAGAAGCGCCTCGAATATCTGCCGACGCACAGCTTCTACCAGGTCTTGTCCGCCGACGTGGCGAACAAGCACGGCTTCAATACGCACGGCGTGATCTTCGACGAGCTGCACACACAGCCGAACCGGAAGCTCTTTGACGTCATGACGAAAGGCTCCGGCGACGCGAGGATGCAGCCGCTGTTCTTCCTGATCACAACCGCAGGAAACGACACGCAGTCGATCTGCTACGAACAGCATCAGAAGGCGCTCGACATCATGAACGGCAGAAAGCATGACCCGACATTCTACCCGGTCATCTTCGGCGCAGACGAATCCGAGGACTGGACCGATCCGAAGGTCTGGAAGAAAGCGAATCCGTCGCTCGGCATCACGGTCGGCATCGACAAGGTGAAGGCCGCCTGCGAGTCGGCGAAGCAGAATCCCGGTGAGGAGAACGCCTTCCGGCAGCTCCGACTCAACCAGTGGGTGAAGCAGTCCGTCAGATGGATGCCGATGGACAAATGGGACGCCTGCGCCTTCCCTGTCAACGAGGACGACCTTGAGGGCCGCGTCTGCTACGGCGGTTTGGACTTGTCGTCCACTACGGATATTACCGCCTTCGTGCTGGTCTTCCCGCCGCTGGATGAGGACGACAAGTACGTGGTTCTCCCGTACTTCTGGGTGCCAGAGGATACGCTCGACCTCAGAGTCCGGCGCGATCACGTTCCATACGACCTCTGGCAGAAGCAGGGATTTCTTGAAACCACCGAGGGAAACGTCATCCATTACGGTTACATCGAAAAGTTCATCGAGAACCTCGGCGAACGGTTCAATATCCGCGAGATTGCCTTCGACCGCTGGGGAGCCGTGCAGATGGTCCAGAACCTCGAAGGCATGGGCTTTACCGTTGTTCCCTTCGGACAGGGATTCAAAGACATGTCGCCTCCGACCAAGGAGCTGATGAAGCTCGTGCTCGAGAAGAAAATCGCGCACGGCGGGCATCCGGTTCTCCGCTGGATGATGGACAACATCTTCATCCGCACCGACCCGGCAGGCAACATCAAGGCCGACAAGGAGAAGTCAACCGAGAAGATCGACGGCGCAATCGCAACCATCATGGCGCTCGACCGGGCGATACGCATGGGCAATGACAATGCTGCTTCTGTCTACGATTCGAGAGGCATCTTGTTTATTTAGTGAGAATGCTGTCCTGGTTTGATGTGCCTGTTGTGATGACAATCGTTCTGTTCCTATATTGCACGAAATCCGACAGTGTTTGTGGCATTTCACTTGCGTAAGGCAATGTATCATGGTTTGAGCGCTTGAAAGACAGGTGCTCTGGGATCTCGGTTTCTTTACTACTGATTCGGGGTGGCCGCATCGTTCAGCCGTCTGGCATGGCGGAGCGCGGCTGTCCGGTTGAAAACGAACCGACTAAATATGGAAGGTCATCATGAATGCTTTGAAAAGGCTTACAACAATCGCCGTTATGGGACTTATGGCACTGTCTCTTTTTGGATGCGGAGGAAACAAGGCTACGCCGACGGCAGCGACGACGACGACAACGACGGAAAACATTTCTCCGGAACAGGACTCGTCCACACTGGAAGTGAAGCCTGACGTCAGCGTCCCCCTCGACGAGGCGCACTTCCCCGACAAGAACTTCCGTAGAGCGGTGCAATCTTTGTTCGACACAGACGACGACAACGAGCTCAGTGCAGAAGAGATCGCGAATTCCACGATCCTGGACGCCTATGGTGACCGTATTGCGGACGCTACGGGCATCCAGTACCTCACCAGCCTCACCGCGCTGGACCTGAGCAGCAACATACTGACCTCGGTGGACGTGTCTGGCCTCACCAACCTCACCGAGCTGGTCCTTGAACACAACAATCTGACTTCGGTGAATCTGTCCGGCCTCACCAACCTCACCGCACTGCACCTGAACGACAACGATCTGACTTCGGTGGACCTGTCGGGTCTCACCAACCTCACCAAGCTGGACCTGAGGGCTAACAGTCTGACCTCGGTGGATGTATCAGACTGCGGAGACACTGTACAAGTGCTTGTAGATGACGGGGTGAAGGTCATCGGGAACAATTAGGAATTTCACATGCACTGATTGATAAGGGATGTGTTGGCGCAGGGATTGTATGCCGTTCCGCGATGCCTGAAATGACAGGGTCAGGATCGCAGGGATGCATAAAAAGACCGCCTCGCATGGGGAGTTATTTCTCCGCGCGAGGCGGTCTTGTGTTTACCAAAAAAGCGGCGCGCGAGCCACCCTGGTTCCTATACGTGACGATAGACGAATGATCTTTATAGCAATCATGGGCTTCCTGCTTCTGCGGGAGGCCCTTAATCAAATGGAGGAAATGTTATGAGCATATTCAACAGATGGTTCAGAGGACGCGACGCTCCCAAGGACAGCACGGCGGGCAGTTCGTACCGCTTCTTCTTCGGAGGAACGACATCGGGCAAAGCTGTTACAGAACGCTCCGCCATGCAGATGACGGCGGTCTACTCGTGCGTGAGGATTCTGTCCGAGGCTATCGCGGGCCTGCCGCTTCATCTTTATCGCTACGCGGAGAACGGCTCAAAGGAAAAGGCTATCGACCACCCGCTTTACGAGCTGCTGCACGACGAGCCCAATCCCGAAATGACATCGTTCGTGTTCCGGGAGACGCTCATGACGCACCTGCTCCTGTGGGGCAACGCCTACGCACAGATCATCCGCAACGGCAAAGGCGACGTCGTGGCGCTCTATCCGCTGATGCCGAACCGCATGACGGTCGACCGCGACGAGAACGGGCAGCTCTACTACGAATACCAAACCTCGACAGACGAGGCGCACACCATGAAAGGCAGTCTCGTCAGATTGTCTCCGATGGACGTGCTTCACATTCCTGGACTGGGATTCGACGGCTTAGTGGGCTATTCGCCCATTGCAATGGCCAAGAACAGCATCGGCATGGCGATCGCCTGCGAGGAGTACGGCGCGAAGTTCTTCGCCAACGGCGCGACGCCCGGAGGAATACTCGAGCATCCCGGCGTGGTGAAAGACCCGGAGCGTGTTCGCGAATCGTGGAACTCAGCCTTCGGAGGCTCCGCCAACTCCAACAAGGTGGCTGTCCTCGAGGAAGGCATGAAATACACGCCGATCTCCATTTCACCGGAGCAGGCGCAGTTTCTTGAGACGAGGAAGTTCCAGATAGACGAGATCGCCCGCATCTTCAGAATCCCGCCGCACATGATCGGCGACCTGGAGAAATCAAGCTTCTCGAACATCGAACAGCAGTCGCTGGAATTTGTGAAGTACACGCTCGATCCGTGGGTGTCGCGCTGGGAGCAGTCGATGCGCAGAGCGCTGCTGCGACCCGAGGAGAAGAAAGAATACTTCTTCAAGTTCAACGTGGACGGTCTGCTTCGCGGCGACTACGAAAGCCGCATGAACGGCTACGCCACAGCCCGCCAGAACGGATGGATGTCGGCGAACGACATACGCGAGCTTGAGAACCTCGACCGCATCCCGGAGGACAAAGGCGGCGACCTTTACCTTATCAACGGCAACATGACCAAGCTCGAGGATGCGGGAATCTTCGCAGCCTCAGCATCGACACAGAGAACGGAGGAACAACCTGATGAAGAACAAGAATCGACCGAGAAATCGGAAGAATCACGGGAACAAACGGAGTCCGGTGACCGGCTCCGGGAAAGGAGGAAGTCCTTATGACAAGAAAATTCTGGCGATGGACCAGAAACGAAACGCCGGACAGCTTCGGTTCAGATCGAACGCTTTACCTCGACGGGGAAATATCCGATGAGACCTGGTACGGCGATGAAGTCACGCCGCAGGTCTTCAAGGACGAGCTGAACTCCGGCAAGGGCAATATCACGCTCTGGATCAACTCGCCGGGCGGCGACGTCTTCGCAGCGGCGCAGATTTACAACATGCTGATGGACTACCCGTATGAGGTGACCGTCAAGATCGACGCGCTCGCGGCTTCAGCGGCAAGCGTTATCGCGATGGCTGGCACGAAGGTTTGCATGAGCCCGGTGGCCATGCTGATGGTGCATAATCCGGCAACCATCGCCATCGGCGATTCCGAGGAGATGCAGAAAGCCATCGACATGCTGTCCGAGGTCAAGGAATCCATCATGAACGCCTACGAAATCAAGTCCGGTCTGTCCCGGAACAAGATCAGCAAGCTCATGGACGCCGAGACCTGGATGAACGCCAGGGAGGCCAAGAAGCTCGGATTCGCCGACGAGATCCTGTTCGCCGATGGTCAGAATGAAGCCAAGGAAGAAAATCCGGATGAACCGGATGATTCCCTCATGCTTTTCTCCCGGAAAGCCGTCACCGACTCCCTGCTCTCGAAGCTGATACCGAAACGCAAGCCAGATACCAAGAAACCCATGGAAAACACGGTGAAAGTCACCGATTTGCAGAAGCGCCTGTCGCTTCTCTCACATTAAGGAGGATAACGATTATGACCAAGATTATGGAACTCATGGACCGCAGAGCAAAGGCGTGGGACGCAGCGAAGAACTTCCTCGACACCCACTCCGACAATGGCGGCAATGTGTCCGCGGAGGACGCTACCACCTACGACAAGATGGAGAAGGAAGTAACCGACCTGACGCATGACATCGAGCGCCTGCAGCGGCAGGAGCAGATCGACAAGATGCTCAGTCAGCCGACTTCTTCTCCGCTCACCGGGAAGCCGGGCGCAAAGGACGAGCCGGACGACAAGCCGGGCATCGGCAGCAAGGCGTACAAGACCGCCTTCTGGGATTCGATCCGCAAGCGCAACTGGTACGACGTGCAGAACGTGCTCGAAGTCGGCACAGACGCTAACGGCGGATACCTTGTGCCGGATGAGTACGAGCATCAGCTGGTGCAGGCGCTGACCGATGAGAACTTCTTCAGAAGCCTCGCCCACGTGATTCAGACCGACAGCGGAACGCACACCATCCCGATTGTCGCTTCTCACGGCACCGCTTCGTGGATGGAGGAGAACGGGCTGTATCCGGAATCCGACGACACCTTCGACCAGATCACGCTCTCCGCGTACAAGCTGGGAACCGCGATCAAGGTATCCGAGGAGCTGATGAACGACAGCATATTCGATCTGGAGTCCTACATCTCCACCGAGTTCGCCCGCAGAATCGGGGCCGCCGAGGAGGAGGCGTTCCTCGTGGGCGACGGTCAGAAGAAACCGGAGGGCGTGTTCACCAAGGTCAAGGCGACCGAGGGTGCGACCACGGAAATCGCCAACACGAATATCACCTTCGACGAGATCATGGACGTGTTCCATTCTCTTCGCTCTGTCTACAGGAACCGCGCGGTCTGGATTCTGAACGACTCCACCGTCAAGGCGCTGCGCAAGATCAAGGATGGCAACGGCAACTACATCTGGCAGCCGTCTGTTGTGGTTGGTCAGCCGGACACGATTCTCAACCGTCCGTATCGCACCTCGATCTACGCACCGGAGCTTGCCGCGGGCAACGTGCCGATCCTGTTCGGAGACTTTTCCTACTACTGGATTGCCGACAGACAGGGACGTTCCTTCAAGCGCCTGTCCGAGCTCTACGCAGCGAACGGCCAGATCGGGTTCCTCGCGTCGGAACGTGTGGACGGCAAGCTGATCCTGCCGGAGGCCGTACGCGGTCTTTCCGTAAAATCTGCCTAAGTAACAAGGTAATTATCACGCAGTCGCTCTCGATCTGAATAAGGCTGGGAGCGGCTGTTTTTATGGAGGGATTCTCATGGAAGTAACGCTTGAGGAAGCAAAAACCTATCTGCGAGTCAGTTCTTCCGATGAGGACGAACTGATCCAGAATCTCATCACCACAGCCACCGCGACCGTGCAGGACATCGCCCGCTACTCCGACGAGGAATGGGAATCAGGCGAGGAGAAAATCCTCATAAGAATGCGCATCGCCATCCTCTACACGGTCGCTTATCTCTACGAGCACCGCGAGGATGCGGACCACAATCAGCTGAACCTGACGCTCCGGGCGCTGCTGTTCGGCGTGCGCAAGGAGGGATTCTGATGAAGATTGCGAACATGCGCGTACCTGTCACGTTCCAGAAGAATGAAGTGACATCGGACAAGTACGGAAACCACACCGCGACATGGACGGATTACTTCAAGTGTTGGGCGATGGTCGGGACGGATTCCTACGGCTCGGAGACTTCAGGCGAAGTGATCAATCCGGAGGAATCGCTGAACTTCACCTGCCGATACTGTTCGGAGCTTGCCACTGTGGAATCCACGAAGTATCGGATTCTCGCTGAGGGCAAGGTCTACAACATCACCTACGTGAACCCGATGGGCTACAAGAAGAACACGCTGAAATTCAACTGTGCTTTGGAGAAATCGAAATGAATGAAAAGGTATCTATCGACGGCCTGCGCGACGCGGTCATGAAGGGCCTGCAGGAGTACGCCGACCTCGCCGCAGACGACATGAAGGATGCGGTCAGGGACACGGCGAAATCCGTAAGGAAGGACATCCAGTCCGGCGCTCCCGTACGCACCGGCAAATACAGGAAATCATGGTCGGTCAAGACAGTCAGCGAGGACGCGGACTCCATCGACCTTGTCGTGCATTCCCGCAACCGCTACCAGATCGCGCACCTTCTGGAGCACGGCCACGCCAAGCGCGGCGGTGGCAGAGTTGCGGCTCGTCCGCATATCGCTCCGGCGGAGCAGGCTGGCAACGAGAAGCTGGTGCGTGAAATTGAATTAAAGCTGAAAGGATGCCGCCTATGAGCTGCGACGACATTGTAACCATGCTCGAGGAAGCCGATCTTCCTATCGCCTACGATCACTTTGCGGAGGGCGAGTCTCCGGACCCGCCGTTTATCTGCTTCCTGTTTCCGGGAACGGACAACATGTTCGCGGACAACGTGGTCTGGGAACGGATAGATGAGCTGAACATTGAGCTTTACACAGACAAGAAGGACCCGGACATCGAATCGAAAATCGAGGACATCCTGACCGCGCACGAGCTTCCCTACGAGAAGTCCGAGGTCTGGATCGAAGACGAGAAGATGTACGAGGTGCTTTACCAAACTCAAATATTAGGAGGTTAACGATTATGGCTAACAAGAAGAACAAGGTCAAATTCGGCCTGAAGAACTGCCACTACGCCATCGCGACGCTCGCCGAGGACGGGACCGTCACGTTCGGCACGCCTGTGGCGATGCCCGGCGCAGTCAGTCTTTCGCTTGACGCGGAGGGCGACAATGAGCCGTTCTACGCGGACGACACGGTCTATTACATGGTGTCGAACAACAACGGCTATTCCGGCGATTTCGAGCTGGCGCTCATCCCGGAGAGCTTCCTCACGGACGTGATGCACGAGACCGAGGACGCGAACGGCGTGATCGCCGAGAACAAGGATGTCGAGCCGGAGCATTTTGCGCTGCTGTTCGAGTTTTCCGGCGACCAGCGAAAGATCCGCCACTGCATGTATTACTGCTCCGCGACGAGACCGTCAGTTTCTGGTCAGACCAAGGAGGACTCGACCGAGGTGCAGACGGACACGCTGTCCATCACGGTTTCTCCGCTGCCATGCGGCCTTGTGAAGGTCAAGACCGGAACGAACACCACGGACGCTGTTTACAATGCCTGGTACGACAAGGTCTATGAGCCGAGCGATACGGCAAGCACCTCGTCCGGAGCTAAGACAAATAGTGTCTATTCGACCGAGGAGGAATAAGCGATGGCGGTGACAAAAACAATCACGATTGACTGGCAGCCGGTGACGTTCCGTGCATCGGCTGCGATACCGCGTCTCTACCGGAACAAGTTCCACCGGGACATCTACCGGGATCTGAACGAGTTGCAGAAAGGCATCAGCGAAAACGACGAGGAGAACTCCAGTCTCGACACGTTCAGTCTGGAGCTGTTCGAGAACATCGCATGGCTGATGGCAAAGCATGCGGATTCATCTGTCCCGGATACGCCGGAAGAATGGCTCGATTCGTTCAACACGTTCTCGATTTACGAGGTGCTCCCGCAGATCATCGAGCTGTGGGGCATCAATACCGAGCAGCAGGTAGCTTCTAAAAAAAACATCGCGCGACAGAGCGGGAAATGACAACCCCGCTCTTTCTTTTGCGCTGCGTGCAGATCGGGCTCCACATCTCGGAGCTTGACCTGTTGACCATCGGCACGGTCAACGACATGTACGCAGAGATGAGCAACGACGACTGGGACTACCCGGAAATCGCGACGCAGGAAATGATGGATCGGTTCTGATCCGTTATTTCCTTTTCAGACGGGATACGAGCAGCCAGAAGACTGTGGCAGCCGCCATGCAGATGGCGCACACAATGCCCATATTGGCCTGAATGGAGACAGGCGAATAGGAATTGTTGTCTGTACGAGTCAGTTCATAGATGGGAAGGCCCGCTAATTTCACTTGATAGAAAGCGGCGTCATGCGCGTACGCGTACGAATATCCGAAGTAAATAGCAACTGCCATGATGAGGATTCCGATGCCGAATCCGACAGCAAGGGCAATGAGAAGTCCTCTCCATTTTTTACGCATCTCTGCCGCCTTCGTCATCCGCGAGAATAATGGCTTTACCGCTGTTTGTGATGGAGAATGAGAGAACCTTGTAACCGTTCTGAGCGAGCTCGTTTGCCTTTTTCTCGATCTCCTCGGCCATCTTATGCGCTTTCGGATTATATCCGATAACAAATGTCTTATACATATGCACTACCTCCTGTTTGGAGGATAACAATTCACGCATTTCTCTGCTACCAGCAGAAGGTAAAAGTTCGACTAATTCTATGTAAAGCCTTGAAGGGAGGTGTATCCGCATGGCGAACAGAATAAAAGGCATCACCGTCGAAATCGGCGGCGACACCACCAAGCTGACCGAATCGCTCAAATCGGTCGACAAACAGATATCGAATACGCAGAAAAGCCTGCGGGACGTGAACAAGCTCCTGAAGCTCGATCCCGGCAACACGGAACTCCTCTCCCAGAAGCAGAAAGGTCTCCAGACAGAAATCGCCGCCACCAAGGAGCGCCTCGAAGCGCTCAAGGAAGCGGCAAAGCAGGCGGACGCGGCACTGGCAAATGGCGACATGAGCCAGTCGCAGTATGACGCGCTTCAGCGTGAAATCGTCGAGACCGAGCAGGACCTCAAGAGCCTGACGAAGGAATACGAGAACTTCGGCTCTGTCTCCGCGCAGAAGATCGCGGCTGCCGGTGAGAAGGTCAAGTCCGTCGGCGAATCGTTATCAAGCGCCGGGACGAAAATGACGATGGGATTCACCGCTCCCGTCGTAGCCGGAGCAACCGCAGCCGTCACTGCATACGGTGATGTGGACAAGCAGTTCAACCTCGTCAAGCAGACAATGGGCGATACGGCGAACTCCGCCGAGGACTTCGAAGGACTCTGGGACCAGATCGGCACCTCTGCGAAGAACTCGGTTTACGGTATGCAGGACGCAGCCGACGCGACGCTGAACTTTGCGCGTCAGGGCTTTACGGCAAAGGAAGCAACCGACATGCTGACGCCCGCCATGAACCTCGCCGCCGGTACCGGCACGGATCTGTCTGAAACCACCTCCGGGCTGGGAAATGCCATGAAGATGTTCGGAGCGGATTCCTCGGAAGCTGCAAACTACGCGGATGTTCTCGCCAAAGCGCAGGCGCAGGCGAATACCACAACCTCGGAGCTTTTCGAGGCGATGTCTGTCGCAGGCCCTATCTGCAAGACAGTCGGATGGGACGTGAAGGACCTCGCGACCATTACAGACGTCTTCGGCAACGCGGGCATTTCCGGCAGTGAAGGCGCGAACGCTCTGAAAACAGGACTCGCGCGTCTCGCTTCTCCCGCCAAGGAAGGCGCGACCGCGATGGATCAGCTCGGCCTTTCCACCGGGCAGACCTACGCCATTTTTAATGAGAACGGAACCTTGAAGGACATGCCGACTGTACTGGCGAATCTGAATTCTGCATTCTCCGGGCTGACAGATCAGGAAAAGCTCGAGGCCGCGGCTAACATCTTCGGCAAAAACCAGATGTCCAAGTGGCTGACACTGATTCAGACCTCGCCGTCAGAAGTATCCTCTCTGCGCGATGCTCTCGACGACTGCGGCGGCTCGGCTGAGAACATGTCAAACGCCCTGATGTCCGGCACAGGCGGCACGATCGAACAGCTCAAATCCACCTTCGATGTTCTGACTGTCACCATCGGTCAGGCGGTCGCTCCAGCCTTCCAGAGTCTGATGGAGAAGATCATCGACGTGATGAACGCCATCATGGACATGGACCCGGCGACGCAGAAAATGATCCTGACCATCACGGCCATCGTCGCGGCCATCGGTCCTGTGCTGATTGTCGTCGGCAAAATGGCGACAGGCGTCGGTGCGCTGATGACACTCGCTCCAAAGATAGTATCCGCAATAGGAGTCGTGAAAACAGGAATTACAGGATTGAATGCTGCAATGGCGGCAAATCCGATCGGTCTCATCATCACAGCAATCGGACTGCTTGTCGCGGCGTTCATTTACCTGTGGAACAACTGCGAGAGCTTCCGAAACTTCTGGATCAATCTCTGGGACAACATCAAGGAAGTCGCGGTGACTGTCTGGACGGCGATCAAGGACTTCTTCGTGACAATCTGGAGCGCGATTTCCAGCGTATTCACCTCCGCTGTGAACGGCATCAGCAGCTTTCTGTCCGGCGCGTGGAACGGAATCCAAAGCGTGGTCACAACGGTGATGAACGCAATCGGTTCTGTGATCCAGACGGTTTGGAATGGCATCAAGACATTCTTCACCACGATTTTCACGGCGATACAGGCCGTGGTCACGACATATTTCAATATCTACAAGACGGTCATTACAACGGTCCTCACGGCAATCCAAACCGTGGTCACCACTGTATGGAACGCGATAAAGATGGCGATCTCGACAGTCTGCACTGCCATCCAAACTGTCGTTACAACCGTATGGAACGCCATCAAAACCGCGATTACGACTGTGATAAACGGCATCAAGACCGCCGTCACGACCGCGTGGAACGGAATAAAGACCGTCACCTCGACCGTATTCAATGGGATAAAGTCTGTCGCGACCTCGGTCTGGAACGGCATAAAGTCCGCCGTAATGAGCGTCGTGAACGCGATGAAGTCCGGGATCACATCCGCATTCAACGCGATCAAGAGCACGATCAGCGGAATCCTGAACGGCATTAAATCAACGTTCAGCTCTGTTTTCAACGGCATCTGGAGCTTTGTTTCCGGCATTGTCAGCAAGCTCAAGAATGTTTTCAACTTCCACTGGGAACTGCCGAAAATCAAGCTCCCGCATTTCTCGGTTTCCGGCTCGTTCAGTCTGAACCCGCCGAGCATTCCGCATTTCAGCGTCTCCTGGTACAAGAAAGCGATGGACGGCGGCATGATTTTGAAGGACGCGACCATCTTTGGGCAGTCCGGAGGCACGCTCCTCGGCGGCGGCGAAG